GATGTACCTAAGTCTACAGTATTATCTGTCTTAGGACGTAAAAGTGCTGCCGTAATAACAATATCTTGAGAAGGTCCGAGTACTTCTATCGGAGCACCTTCTGCAGATGTGCCATCATGTGTGTGACCAGAAGAAGAATTAAACGCATTTTCTACTGCGTCAAACTCACCATCTAAGTCAGAAGCATTGATAACATTACCATCAGCAATGTTATTTCCTGTATCGTTTCTAGTGTAACCTGTTCCCATAATTTTTTACCTTCTTGTATTTGTTCCGTAATCTAATGTGATAGCATCTAAAGAAAATGGTGGATCAGTGCTATCAGATGTGAACTGTAAAGATACGACAAAACCTGATCCTATTACTTGTGATTCAAAAAGTGTTTTTAATTTACTTCCATAAGTATCTGTACCAAAAATTGAATTTCCATAAAATGATGCAGCAGAAGTTGCATTACTTAAACTAATTTGTTGTGGTTGTATACTTCCTTCATTATCAAAATCTAATTTTAAATTTGAGTTTAATGCAACACTTCCTTTTGCATCAGTATATACATTCATTTTATAAAATGTTTTTCTAATTCTTGGATCACTAATTGGTAAAAATGGAGTAGAAAAATCAGTTTGAATATTTGATCCATCAAAACTATTACCATCTTCCATTTTATATAAGTAGCCATCATCGTTTGCAAATACTATTGTTTCTGTATTTTGATAAAATCTACTGTCTGCTACGTAGGCTCTAATACCCCTTAAATTTCCCCAAGCCATTTCAGCCCCACCTTGGTCTGAAAATTGTGTTCCAAGTATACCCATTGAAGAACCTTGAGTAATATTAGTATTGTAACCAAGTATCCTATATTGAGATTTTTCTCTTATAACAACACTAGCAAAAGAAGTATTTCTAGTTACAAAATCTGTAACTTCTTTTTGTACTAGTTTAGATACAACTGCTAACCCAAAGTCACCTATTCTTTCTGTTGCACTTAATAACCTCAAACCATCTGGTGCAAGAAACATTATGTCTCCACCAACTTCTTGTATAGTATCTGAGTTAGTACAACCAATATCTAATGTAATAGATTGTAAAACAAAATCTCCGACAGTATTACCATTTAATGAAAATATAGAAGACTCTGTAAATATTATTAATTGTTGTCTAAATACTATTAGACCTGTAATATCAGCACCTACACCGATTGTACCAGAACCATTTGCTACTGTAAAGTCATTATCCGTATATGGTGCAGTAAAAGTAAGTAAATCATTTTTACCAAAAAACAAATGATTTTTAAAGTTTACTACAAAACTTGCACCTGTTATATCTGAAGGTGCATCAATAAGGTTTGTAAATGTGCTTGTTTGAGTAAATGTAGCAGGTACATTTTGACCATCTACAATAGCTATCTTTTCTGTTCCATCAAAGTTGTACCTAGAAAATCTAGTTTTACTAGCACTTTCTCTTGATGTACTTAAAAAAGTTATAGCAGCATTATCTGCAGGTGCGCTTGCTAAAGCAGGTGCTATTGCTAATGTTGCACCACCAGAGCTTACGCTTGCATTAGATGTAACAGTGTATATTTTATCTATACCTGCAACTTTAAATACATCACCTGCTTGAGGTGTACCCGTAAGACCATCTACTACAAGACTTGTACCACTTTGTGATCCACCATTTACTAAAACAGTTCCATAAGAGGGTACATTTAAAAGAGTATAACCTGAACCTGTAGTTTTAAATAAGTCATTATTTTTAGCAACAATAACACTATCTAAAAATACACCACAACCTAAAGCTAGATAATTACTAGTAGTAGAAACAAATTCTAAAGAGTCTCCATTTAATGGTGATGTAAGAAGACTAGAAGTTAAAGTTAAAGTAGCAGTATTATTTGTACCATTAAAACTAACACCACCACTTGCAATAGTATATACTTTACTAAAAGTTAATGCTGTATCATCAGCTAATGTTTGTGCATCAGAAAGTACAATATTATTTTGATCCGATACTGAAGCTACTGTTACTGTCCCTGAAATACCAGTACCTGTAACTGTCATACCTGCAGCAATAGTACCAGAGTTACCATCTAATACAAGTGCAGTAGCATTACTAGTAGCACCATTTACATTTGCTGTAGCATGTATGAGTTTAAATGTATCAGCAGCAACTGGAGTTGTTCTTATATTAGCTATATTAAGGCTTGTACCAGTTTGACTCGCACCAGTTACTACAGGAGAACCATAAGGTGGTATTAAGTTACTGTCGTACTTAGTATAACCTTCTATTCTACGATAACCACCTTCAACAGAAGGTTCAAAGTTTCTAAGAGTTCTTGCAGATCCTGGTAAATTAATACCTTGTTGCAAAGGACTCATATTACTAATAAGCCCACCCCTGAACTCTACAGGATATGTTTGATGAGTTGTAGGCATAAATTAAGAAACTCTAGTATTTGTTTGTACAGTAGTATTAATTACAGTTGATCTAAGATAATCGTATCTATTAATATACAAACTTCTCATTTGTTTTATTTCTTGTTCAAATCTTGATTGCATCATATCTGATTCTGTTGACTCACCTCTAAATAAATATGCAAAATGCATAGCCCCATTTACAAGCACATATCTAAATTGTTCAGGTACAGTTGGAACATCTGTAGCATTTATTAAATCAACAGGTAATCTATAATATTCATAAACTAATTCATAAGCTTTATCTGGTGGATTAACTAAACCAAATTCTGTGCTAGGAGCTTTAAAAACAAAAGTTGGTAACTGTCTTAAATTTGTAGAAGTGTTATATTCTATATCAACATATTTTTCTAAATATTCTTCATATGATAATACAGATAATTTTTTACTTTCATTACCTAATGTATCATTTCTTTTTATTCTAAAACTATTCATGTTTAAAATTTTAGTATCTGCAGGAAATGCATATCTTACAATACCTGGAGTAAGAGTTTCTTCTTCTGTAACATGATTATAAGGCCACTCAAACTCATGTTGATTAACAAAACGAATAGATGCATTAACAGCATCTTTAACCATACTATATGCACCAACTGCATTAAGAAAATTTGAAGAAGTTAATTCAACTTCATTAAGTCTACGGTTTACATCATTAACAAGTCCAAGAAAATTGTATGCCATTTACCGTTCCTTCAATCTTATTTTAATACTTCTTTCTGCTGTACTACCAGTATTATCAGTCATTTGACAAAAAAAAGTATACTCAACATTATTTTGTCCACCACCAATATTTATAGTAGCAACAGTATCTGTATTTGTTTGTGCAACATTTTGTAAACTATCAGTTGTTGCACTACTTGAAGCTGTTGTTAAAGTTTGCCCAGGATTTATTCTTGTTTTAGTATTATATAGTGAAGACTTTACAAACCATATTACTGAAGTAATAATTGCAGTATCAAGAAATCTTGACCAATCTACACTGTAATCTAAAGTTTCATCTGGGTCTTTGCTAGGCCAACGAAAGCTCATTTATTAATCCTCATTTGCGTAAACAACTCTATCTGCTGATGTAGGTTTACGAGCAATATATACTTTTCTTAGTTCTGCTATAACTAAAGCTGTTCTTGCACCATTAGTTGGTCCATTTACTACATTTGTAGATACTGTTCCAATAGAACCTGTAGATGCTACACCAGTTATTACTTTGGTAGGCATTAGGCTGCTCTTTCAGGTAAATTAACTGTTCTTCTTTTATTGTACAAATGTTTTACTGAATTATAATCAAATACTATTGCTGTTACATTTGATCTAGCAAAACCTATATCTCCTGTTGCACTTACTGAAGTTATAGCTTCACTGACATGAGTTTTAATTGTACCTAAAGAAGTTGTACCCTGTACACTACCTAATTTTTCACCAGTTTTAGCTTCTATACTACCTAGCTCTAATGTACCACTAACACCAGTAAGTGAAGTAGAAAAACTTACAACTGGTTGTACTGTACCTATAGCACCTGTTGCAGATACACTAGCTAGTCTTTCACTAATGTCTATTTCAAAACCACCTGCTGAAACAGACTCTACTGCACCAGTACCTGATACACCTGTTAGTGTTTTTGATACACCAACACCAACAGTAGCTATACTACCTGTTGAAGCTGCTCCACCAAGTCTATGTGTATTGCTAAATTCTAATGATGCATTTATTGCACCTGTAGCGGATACACCTGTTATATTTGGTGCTATGTTTGGAGATATTGTTCCGATTGCGCCTGTAGCACTTACACTACCAAGTCTTTCGGATATATCAATTTCAAAACCACCAGCAGAAACTGATTCTATAGCACCTGTACCTGCAACTCCAGTAAGAGTTCTTGATATATTTACTGCACCAAAATTAGATGCACCATATACACCAACACCGTATTTAGCTGAAGCTGCTACGACTGCCATAACTTACCTCTTAGGCAATACGTATTACTGCAGTACTTGCACCTGCTGCTGGAAATTCTATAGTTAAATCACCTGCTGTAGCACTAACTGTACCACCAAAGTCAATTACACAAATTGCTTTGTTTGATGCAGAAGAGTTGTAAATAATACAACCATCTGCTGAAGTTGTTACGTTTGAAAACACTTCATCTGCAAAGTCTACTATTGCAGTTGTACCGTCTGTAGAAATGGCGGCACTGTCTAAGTTTTGCCCACCTGCAGAATAATTAGTACCACTAGCTTCGTCAGAGTTACCTGTAACATTTGAATAGTTAGTAGTAGCTGCATTATATGTTCCTGATGGTGAAGCTTTAATAAGTGCAAGTTTAATTGTATGAGTATCTAAATCATGGGTTCCACCCAAAAGCTCACTTTTAAAACTTGTACACATCGCTGTTGTTATACCCATTTTAAATCCTCTTAAAAATCTACGCAGTATTCCATTTTAGTTACTTCTAATACTGCATCTTTATCTTGCCAAGTTGGAACATAAACACATTCTATTTGCTTATACCCATTTTCTTTAGCGTAGTTAAACCTATTATTTCCTATAGCACAACGATACTTAAAATCTACATCTACAGGTTTAGTAGGGTCTTGTCTATATGGTTGTTCTTCAGCATAACGTAGAAAGGTTTTTTGTGACCAAACTATTGGGGGCCAAAGCATACCATTTTCATCTATTGATTTTTTAATAGCAGCTAAAAAATTTCTATCTGTTAAAGCAGCATCATCCATTCTGGCATATACTTCATCCAGATTAAATATTTTAATATCCCAACTAGATAATTTATTTTTAGCTTTAAGTATCATTTAGATGTTCTAAAGGGGCCACTTAAAAAGCAGCCCCTAAAGTTATTTTATGCTAGTAGATCACGATCTACTTCAGCAGCACCACCTGCGGCAACATGTGCAGTATTTTCGTTACCTATTGGACTTATATCCATAAGTAAAGCAAAAATACGAATCTTGCCTTCGTTTGGAGCAGTTGATGTAGCTTGTAGCTCAAGATCAAGCGTGTCAGCAGCACCTAGTAAAACAGGTACAGAAGCTGTAGATGCAGGAGTAAGGTAACCAACACCTGATGACAAGATAGCCGAGTCATCATCAATGTCTGCACCAGCTATGTACTGATCTACGTCTGATAAACCTAAGTTTACGGTATTACCATCAGCGCCAGATTGAACTGTAGTAATCATTTCAGCACCTGCATACAATACACATGTATCAGCAGGTATAGTTATCGCTTGCACGATGTCACCTGCAGATAATGAGTTGATAGCAGAGTTTGAAAAGTCTAGAGTTGTTTGCACCATGTATGGAGACTTTTTAGGGTTCCCAGAACCTCTAGCACTTACAACTAATGAAGAAACTGTAGCCATTGTTTATTCCTCCCTACGCTGCATTATACTTGGCATTAACAAGAGCTTCTGGACGAAGAATCTTTCTGCCATATC